CCCCACAGCTCCCCGCCCGTCCTCGTGGGACGCCGGGCGGGCGGGTATTGTGGGCGCTAGTGTTTTTAATCAACTAATCGCACTTGTAAAAGCACAATAATATCCGTTTTTTCATTACTTTTTGACTTACCGGCAAACATACCTTTCGGCAAAAATGAAAAACCCGTTTCCGTTTCGTTGAGCTTGTTTTGTGCAAGTCCGCCTAGAACTATCACATCACCACTTTTTACTGTAACATCTGTGACTAGGTCACGTTTAATCAACGTAGGCGTATTGTTTACGCCGGTATCTGTTTTAATAAAATTCGATAACTGTTGATTAATTTTCAAATCTATCGCGCTTTGTTTAACAATAGGCTCAATATTAAAAATCACACCACTTTGACGATACTGCACAGACTGAATAATTCTGTCATTTCGTTCGGTAAAATCAGAAATAACAGGAACATCGGCACCTACTGAAAAATTGCCCGTTGAACCGGATTTAACTCTTAACGTTGGCGAACTCACGACATTAAAGCGTGTATCTGTATTAAAAAGCTCAATCATTGCATCTAAATTCCCAGCATGCACAGTGATAAAATTTTCATAATTCTGCTTTGAGCCAATACTAATACCAAGTTTTCCGGATAATAATTTAGCTAACAAATTTATCCCGGAACCCTCTTTTTCATCTGTTTGAACCTCGTAAACATAACCGGTTACAACAACTTCACCACCTTTTGTATCAGCAGACGCCAACACATTTTTTACCCGGGCAATATCTTCACTCGTACCGTAATATACTAATTTATCAGCGGAAGCTATCACAGATTGACCATTATCCCCTTCAATATTCGATTTTAGCAATTCAGCAAGATAATTAGCATTGCGATAAATCGGCGTATAAACAAAACTTTTACGCTGTATTTTAGGCTCTACATATTCGAGGTAATCTACACCATTTTTTGTATGCACTTTCACATTCAAATTCTGCAAATAACGCTGCACAAACTTTTCAAAATCTTCTTTTTGGGTTACTTTAAAACTCACTTTGCGCTGGTCTTGTACAAGTGCCGGCGACATCATAAAAGGCTTCTCAAGCACTTCATCATAAATAATATTAATAGCTTTCGGTAACGGAACAGAATCAAGCTTAAAATCCACATTCTTAGCCACCAAACTTAGCGACATCAAACCAAACAAAATACTAAAGCAAGCCTTTTTCATCTTTCACCCCCGAATAATAACCCACTTTTTTACCACTAATAAAACCCGTTAATGCTCTGCCCTCGCCCGTAAAATATTTTCTTGGCTCAAGCCTTAAATTCCCTTTGTCATCAGACAACACAACAAAACGTTGTGAATCTTTTTCAAGCTCCCCCGTAATGCGCCAGACTTTAGATAATTCTTCAGGGATAAGCGTCGCATTCTCTTTTTCTTCCTGCATTTTGCTTAACAGTCTTTCTTCCGCGCTCAAATTCGAATAATTTTTAACTTCCGATTTTTTAGCCACTTGTTTACTTTGTACGGTTTTAATCTGTTGGCCCGCTGTTGGGTCGGTATTGATATAATCACCCAAAAAATAATAAGCCACACCAAAAAAACCGATAATCGCAAAAACACTCATACGGAATTGACCTGACTTAAAATAATTTTGACGATCATCTATTGTTTTTTGCTTGCCATTCACACCATCAAAGCTTTTATACAAGTTAAAAATTTCTTTCTTGTACTTATTTTGATATTGCGTAACCAACATAGATTTAGTTGTTTTTGAGCCTGAATACACGTTAACTCTGTAACGTTTACCTAAACCAAGTGCAGTTAATCTTGACATTGAAAAAGTCGTTTCAATTCTATCCTTTATAAAACGCGGAATGCCCGTCACGGACTGATTTATAACGACTAAATCACAACAAATTCCCGTTTCGGGGTCTGTAAAGTGTCTATGCTCGGCAACAAAAGAACGGTGATTCGGCTTAATATTATCAGTTGGAAAAATGCGCCAAATTTCATCTAAACAAATTAAATCGCCCGCTTTGCAAATCGTATCTTGACTATTTTTATACGGGAAAAAATCATCACGTTGGCAATCTTCATCATTAACTTTTATTAATTGCCCCAAATGATTCAAATCCACATCTTTCAATGTTTCACAATAACTTCTTAATTTATCATCTGAAATCCCCTCGATATTCGTCACAATTCGTCGCCCCTTTTTGTAGTGTTCAAGAATCACCGAATTAACGACTTCATAACTTTTACCGCTGCCCGGAATGCCAACATAAGCCATTATTGCCATAATTAGCCCCCTACAAACGGTAATCTGCGAATTGCAAAACGCATTAAATACGCGCTTAAAATTGTTTTAAGTGCCGTAGGAATTTCAAAATATTGAAGGAAAAAGCCCACTTCTTCAGGAACCGAAGAATAAAGCGAGCAAAGATCTTTAAGCTGTGGAACAAAGATTCTTATCAGCATTAAAACAATATCATCAGCCGATAATAAAATTGCACCAAAAATAAAAAATCGAATGATTTTAATCGTAAAAATAAACGCTAAAATTTTAGTTAAAAAAGCGATTAATGCCGGCATAAATCACCTACGCAGAAAGAATAATTAAAACACCCAACAACGCCCAAAGAAAATTAAAAGCAGTTCTGATTTTTTCGCCGTTATCTTCAAAAACTTTACAATGAATATCAATGCTATGCGTTGTGCCAAATAATGAAACCTCAATAGAAGGACATTTACCAGAAACATGACAAGAACTTGTGTCAATCATTTCGGCAAGCTTGCCTTTTAATCTTTCTAAAGAATCACCAATGTTAAATTCTTCAAGTTTTGGCAATTCACCTTTCTCTTTTCCTTCATCATCTCCTTCTCCTTCGCCCTTGCCATTACCTATACCAGAACCGCCTTTATCTCCCGTTCCGTCTCCCTTTCCTTGATTAGCGGAATTTGAACCACCTGAATTATTATTTCCACCGGTTGAACTTGAGCTATTATCATTACTTGAACTACTACCGCTCCCCCGCTTTTCATCCACACCACTATTACCGCCATGTTTATCGCCATTTTTACCGCTATCATTATTCGGTTTATCTTCCGCCTTAGAACCGGCGTAATCATCAAGAGAACCATCTTTATCCGGCTCTAATGTTATTCGGGGTCTGCCCTCGTCATCTTTACCTAAAGAATGCCATTCACACTTTGATTCACCACTGCTTTTAATTACGCAAGTATCGCCATTATTTTCAAAACTTAAATAATCATTACCTTCAGAATCCTTTTTAATATTTGGATTTTGTAAAGAATCCAATATTTTTTGAGCAATATCACAATTATTATTTTCAAGTGCTTTAATAAGCGACTTAGACATAGAACCCGACATTGCACTATTCATGCCAGAACCAAAATTAAATTGTTCATCCGCTTGATTATAACCATCATGAAAAAAATTTTTTTCAACAAAACGATAATGTATAGTAAAACCCGTATCATCAGATTCCATGATAGTATTGTTATATTCTTTTGATAAATCACCACATAATCTATAACCCGAACCACCATTTAATTTACAACTTGTTTTTATATCTTTTTGCCCAGAATCTAACTTAGAAGAAGATCCCTTAGGAATAGTCGACCATGAAAAACAAGCGGGGGCAGAAAAAGCAAAATTAGAAACAAATAAAAACAGAATCAACCCGCAAAACCGCGAACCACGACATAAGCGCATAATAACCCCCAGATAAAAAACATCATTTCCCAATTCATAAAACCTCCTATAAAAAAGCCCATGCTTTACAACACGGGCTCTTTTAATTGCTTCGATATTAAGCTTTTTTGAAAAAGCCCAGGATATTGCGCGCAACCAAACCAAACAGCAAGAAACCGCCAAGACCTACAGCGACGGCGGTAATTGCAGTTTTACCATCAGAAAAATTTGCACCTGCTGCAATGTCGCCTAAACCATCAGCAAAAGCACCGGTAGAAGCAAAAGCAACCGTTGCAACAACGGCTAATTTTGTAGATAAATGATTAATTTTCTTTAACATGATAAGATTCCTTTTGTTATCTTCGAAAAAAGCTTAAAACAGTTCCTGCTGTTTTAGCTGTAATCCAGAAAGATAATGTTACAAAAAACGCAACAGACCAATATTCACTATATTGAGAATAATCAATTGTTGCACCCTTTGAGCTTGCCACAGCTTGATAAACCTTCAAAGCCTCAGACTGTGACAAGCTCAAAACCACATCACTACAACCCTTTTCACTAATACAAAGTTGCGTGTTAATTCTTATTAATGTTTGTTCACTCATTCTTGTTTTTTATCCAATTAATAAAACGTTTTACAAATCGCCAAATAAACAAAATTAATACTAATTTAAGCATTTTAAAAAAAGGGCGGAAGCAACCGCCCAAAAGTCCTACACAAACAAAATCAAATACAAAATAATTAATGCAAAAGTACAGCCAATAAAACTTGCACTAACCATTTTCATAAATTCACGCATTAAATTTTTACCTCTTCAATGCTTGATTCATCTGTATATAAATAAGTAATACCAGTCTTCCCATTAAACTGCCAAGCAGTAGGAAAAACTGAAATCATAACTTGCTTACCAATTAAATTTTTAACGTGATTAATTAAATCATTTGTAAACAATTCTTTTTTGCGAACTGCTACCATAATTTCAATTTGAGTCGAACCTCCGAAGCCATCAGGACGGGTTAAGCCGATTCCAATTTCATTTTTAAAACGAACCTCTCCAGTATCTTTATCGACACTTTGTAATTGACGTGAGCCAAGACATTTCCCAACAATCATAAAACCTTGTTTCATTTTTAATCTCCTAATTAAAGAACTCTACTATTAATAAAATTCATTGCTAATCTAATAACATCAAAATAATAATCATCAGAAAATTTAAATGTTTCATTATTGATTTTTACAACTAAATCAAATCTACCTGTTTTCTGATTTTTTCTAATGCTAATAAAGTGATAATGTAAAAAATTTTGAAAATCAGAATAGTTAACGCCATATAACATAAAACACCTAAGCTGCTAGTTTTAAATGATAATTCGGCAATTTATACCAATTCGGAACAATTAAATTAGATACTGTAATTTCACGTGTTGAAACAACTTTAACTGGTGAAAATTTAGATAAGTCGCACTTATGCGCAATATCAATTCCAATTTTGCGCAATTTTGCTCGGTGTCTCTTAATGTGTGCTTTTGATATATCAAAAACTTGACCGTGCGCCCATTGATAAGCATACATTGCAGTAGTATTTGCACTACGCACAGTATCAACAATTCCGGCGTTTAAAAGTGTTTCTGAAATAGTTTCAAAATCCATAGATGTTACCTTTAATTTTTCATCAATATTTATAAATTCATCGCTTAATTTTTTTAACTTTGAATAATCGCTTAAACCGTAAAAATTTAGATTTTCTTTCTGTAAATATCTTGATTTTAATTTTTGTTCAAATCTTGCTACGCCTTGTTCTTTACAAAAATCAATTACTTTTAATAAATTTTTATATTCTTGTGATTGTTCACCGAATTTATTTTTAATTTTCAAAAGGCTATGTAACTCTAATTCATAAGCTTTGTTATATACGCTCGGATAAATTAAATTTGCATTACCTCGCTTGCTTAGCCAATCAACGGTCTGCCCGTTTGTATGCAATCTTGCAATAGAGTTACGATAATTAAGCGTGGATAATCCACTTAGATAATGTTCAACATTCCCACGCCCTACAGCTCTATTTTCTGTAATATGCAATTCTTTAATAATTGCGCCGTCTGAAAACTTTTTAACTTTAGAACCATCTTCCGACTGACCGTAAAAAATCCGAGTGCATTTAGCAAATTCAGGTAAATTTAAATTACGCAAAATTGAGTTAAAACAATTAACACAAGCCTCAACAGTCGGTAAACCGAACAAATTTTCTATTCTGCCCCATCGACTCGGATTTCCTGACATTGTCAAAATCGAACCATTAATTTTTATAAGCACTGAATCGCAAAAACTTCCTTCATGCTTAAAAGCGGGGATTCGTATGCCTTCTTGCTGCTCACCGGTATCTATATGAATTCCGACATAACCAAAATCGCCTATTAAAGGCAATTGATAGCCAAAATCTTGCTCTATTTTTAACCAGTCGAAAAACATAATGGGATTTTATATACCGCATACAAATATTCAATGTGCAAAATATACAAAATCTATATACCGCATGCAAGCATATTTTATATAAAATTGCTGTCTATATTTATAATTTGTAAAAAGGAAAGCAAAATGAGAAAAGATACATCAGTAAGAATAAACGGTCAGCGAAGAAACAAGCTTGAATTGTTGGCTATAGAGATCAGCCACAAAAGCGGAAGACTCACAAAAATGAGTGATATAGTTAATCACTTGATTGACAACTATATGAACGAGGCTAAACAAGATCTCATTCATCAACAAAGCGAAAAAAATTAGTATCTAATTAGATACCAAAGTTCGGGTGTAACAGAACCCCCGAACTTTTTCGAGCGTTTTTTAAACAATTTTTAGCGGCATGAAAAAGATCATTTTTGCATTAATCGCAGTAATTTTTGCTTGCGGATTTCGTGAATACGGAGCCTTTAAATACGAAGATAGCCCATTTAGTCAACAAAGAACGGAGCAATTTGATGACCGTTTTTCGAAAAAAATTGTTGAAGATTTAGAGAGACAAACGCCCAAAAAGGCGAAAATTGAACGCGTTGGCGAGCAAAAAAGAAGCGGATTTAGAAAACTTAAAGGACATTAACGCTTAAAATATCTACGTCCATGGCAATAAACAGGGCTGTAAGCCTTTAAAAAATTCTCCTTATCAATCGGCACAGTCGAATTTTTCAATTCATCAAGAAACATTTTCAGCGCATAGCAAAAATCAAACCTTTCATCAGATTCGGCCCGAGTTAAAAATCGCTTCTGCGAAAATCTAATTTCTACACTATCCAATGTGCAATAAACATGATAATCATCAGATTTCAATAAACGAACCGTATTCAGAAAGTGAATCGGTGTAATATCCTTTAAAGTAATATTTCCCATAATATCAATAAATTAACTTCGCATAACGGCGGATTATGTATAAATTCTTGCGCGGTGCCGGTGGCGATTTTACCGCGCTGCGAATTGTAACATAATCCGAAAAATCATTATGCGAAGTTAGTGACAAAGTAAACGAATGCTACGATTTAATAAAAACACAGACTTATACACAAGTCACTCTTACTAGTTAAGCGTGATGAAAACAGGATTAATCAAGGTATGTAACAAATTAATAAATGAAGTTATAGACTTGAATGAGAAAATGTAAGCATAAATTCAAGGTGCGTTTCGCATAAACGCCATCAGGAAGTTAAAGGAAATTTTATTATTTGCAGGGGCGGTAAATTTGCATTGATTTTAACGAGTTACAGCACCGCAAAAAATTCGATTTTTCAAACTAAACCGAGCAATTTTTACCGGGCTTCAAGCCTTCGCCCTGCATGTTTTCGGAAAATTCCGAAAACATAAATTAGAATATTTACAACCGCACTTTATTTGATTCATACACTAACGCGCCCCACAGCTCCCCCCCCGTCCCGCCGCGCCCCGCCGCCAGCACCCTCG